ATGTGCCTTCCTTGGTAAACATCTTCATTGCCTGCAATAATTTCTGCTCAGGCATAAACTCTAAAGCTTTCAGAAATGATATTCGATCCCCCGTTTTTGGCATTGACATGGGAAGATTTTTATCATAACTAAAAGCCGAATAATTAGGAACGAATCCTGAATTTGCCATATTTGGATCAACCTTTAAATGCTTTCCTTGAGATACGACACTTTGAATTTTATCGAGATGCAGTCTTCTGTATCCCCCAGCCCCTTTACCAGCTGAAGCTGCATGCACTACCCTAGACTTTCCTAGGGGCGAATTTTTATCAAAATCAGCCCAAGACGAAAATCCCTTTGGAGCACTCGCTCCTTTTTTGTGAGCATGCACTCCATGTCTTGCTCCTGTAAATGTTAGATCTTGAACACTTCCTGATTTAGGTTGGTATTTTATGGATTTAAATAAACCATTTGTTATGATTTTATCTAGAGCTCCCATTCCTATCGTATCATCGAACTTATTAGAATGTATTCTTCCTTTCTTAGATGCAGCTTTCGCAGCATTTATTCTTAAGCCATAATTAGGAATATGACCCTTGCTTTTCGACATATCCCAGGAGTCTGGCTTGTTTATGTTTAAACTCCCCCTCATGTTTTTGGGGATAATCATTGACGGAAATAAATGAGGGGGAGTAGGCCTTCCTTGTTTCATGAAGCCATCCTTCCAATACATCGACATTGCCTTATCGAACATGCCTGGACTTAAATCTCTAAATCTTTTCCCTGTTGTGTTATAAAAGTTGCCTCCCTTGTTGGTTTTTGGAGTGTGATACTTCTTTACTTGCCCCGCCCATTTTGCTTGGCTTAGCATTTCATCAGAGCTTTGCATCATAGCTCTATCCGCCCCGCCCATTTGAGAGCTATTCCCCCACCTACTCTTTGCAAAATTAGGAACATATCCTTTGCTTAATCCTAAACCTTTCCTCATTGATTTAGTTATATAGCTACCTTCGTTAAAGTTTTTGTTGGAACCCTTCAAGGCATATTCTTTTAATTCTTTAGTCAACTCACTAACTCTTAACTTCCCAATGGATGTGCTCTGCATTCCTTTGCTCTTTAAGCTTATTAACTCTTGAGCCTTTTGTTGCATTATTCTTTTTTGCTCTTGCTCTGCTGACATTCTGCCTCCAGCCCTTACTGCTCCAGCTCCTAGTATGCCTGGAAGTAGCAATGTTGCTGCAGCTGGCGGAAGCATCGAATAGGCAGCTCCAATGCCTCCCATGGTGCCTAACCAGCCCCTAGGATCATCTAATAGAGTATCGTTGACTCCTTTCACTATTCCTTTTCCAGCTCCGTAAACCCCCTTTACAGCACCTCTTCCTAGTTTATAAGCTCCTTTGCCGAACCCCATTGCAATCTCTTTGCCCAGACCCAAAGCTCCAGTCAAGCCTTCTTTGCCCATCATTAATGCTTCTTTTCCTAAAACATAAGGAGCTAAGTTGTTTCTATTATCCCAAGCTTTTGACCCCATCCTTTTTGCAAAAGACCCAAATCCATAATTGGGAACATGCCCTTCGTTGAACCATCCTTTAGTAGCCCTGCCACCAGGCACTCTTTCTGATTGGGGAGAACTAAATCCTGGTGATGCCCAAGTTAATTCGTGCTCTACGGAGCCCTTAGTGTTGATCTTTTTTTCTTTTAGTATTTTGTATATATCTTCGTGATACCTACCTAAAAAAGTTTGCCCGCCTGCTGTAGTAACTCCAGCTCTATAACTACCTCCGAATTTAACAGAGGAAAGAGGGTCCTTCTGCCATTTCTTGTTATGCTTAACTGTGCTAATATCAAATAATTGTGGCATGTTTGGAGATTCATAAGGCTTAGCTGCCGAATCCATTTGCCCTCTTTTTACTATAAATCTTTTTAATTTCGCAGCCTCTAGATTCTGCCTTGGGCTCATTTTACTTCTGGTGTTCATGGCCATACTTTCTGGCCTAAACATAGCATAATTGGGCACATGACCTTTATTTGATATTTTATATGTGTAATTCTCCCCTCCCCACATTCCATTTTGTCCACCGACATCTTTGTGGAATTGAAGATCTTCAGCTTTTTCTACTTTAAATTTCTTCCCCTTAGCTATGCTATCAACAACCCTCATCGCAGAAATAGATGTGCCCATGTCTCCATATAATCCAGTGTATCCATTTTTCTTAGAGTATTGAGCCATGTGTTCGTACAAATCTTTTCCGTAACCTTTTCCCCTTAAAGAAGGATTAGCGTCTGAAGTCATTATTACCTGCAATGCTCTTTTGTTTGGATCTTTAAAGTCGGCGATATCTATAGCATGAGATGTTGCAAAATTTTTACCACCCACACTGGACTCAAAAAATACCTGCTTAGGAGGTCCGTCCATATCATTTCTCGGCCCATCATCCCTAACCTTGGTTTTATATGTAGCTGGAATTCTTGCACTCGCATAATTAGGAATATGCCCACTTGCATCAAATGGATTTTTCCCGCCCATTCCTCTAAATCTTCTACTATAAATTAAACTTCTTAAATCTGGCAAGTTCTTTAAATTGTTATTTCCTCTTGCTCCTCTTGTTTTAAATTTTGATCCCCCTAAGAACCCATCTAACTTATATGCTGGGTCTTTGTGAAGCCCTAGAGACCGAAAAGCTTGAACAGAAGTCATTCCTTCTTTTTCCATTAACCTCTCGATAGCTGCCATATCTCCTTTATTTTTCATTCCTGGAATAAGATCTCTCATTCTTTCTCCAGACGAAGTGTTTCTTGCAGCAGTATTATTTGTATTTACAATTTGGTTAAGAACTCCAGAATCAACACCCCTACGCGTAATCGCATCGTCTCCCCTAAACCGCCCGCTTGTCGCTCCAAATTTATTATTTACAGTCTTAATGTTGCCATCTTTGTCTATATATTGCGACCCAAGAGCAAGTCCTCCTGACCCCCTTGGAGCTCTTGAATTACCAGAACGGCCCATTCCTGACAAAGCATCTAAGACGGCTGGGTTCGATCTAGAAAGGTGATGGAAAAGTCTTTTACGCTTATCTAAATTGCTTAAATTTTTATCTGGATCGAAAGGCAAGCCTAAAGTGCGAGGCGGAGCCATGGCTTGATTTTGAGCAAGCAGTTGATTGAAATTCTTACTACTTCTTGATTGCTTGAAAGCTTTTTCAATATAACCTCGAACAGATCCAGATTTTTCTCCGTTAGAAGATCCAGCCATTAGAAAGTCTTCTCTTATTAAACTTAATCTATCTTTCTTTTTTTGTCCAGAATGAATTCCATCCTCAATACTTTTCATTCTAGGAATCATTCCATATTTAGACATGAAATGTTTTTTCTCGTCCCCTGTTAATGCGGCTTCTATTCCTATGGAGGTAGATTTTCCAGTAAGATATTTGTAAAAAGATTTCATAACAGCAGGGTTTTGTAAAATTTCTCCCTGTCTTTTGTCGGAAAAGTGACCTAGTCCTAACATATTAGAGCTTCCTTGTGGGAAATTCTTCTGAAAGTCTTTTATTGACATTCCAGGATAAGACCCCTTAAAGTCAAGTGGGCCTTCCTTGGAGAACATCTTCATAGCCTGTAACAACTTCGGCTCTGTCATGAACTCTAAAGCTTTTAGATGAGTTACTCTTTCTCCCGCTTTTGGTACTGAAAAAGGAAGATTTTTATCATGATGAAAAGCTGAATAATTTGGAACGAATCCAGAATTCGCCATATTTGGATCAACTTTTAAATGTTTTCCTTGAGATACGAGACTACTTATTTTCTTTAATTTTAGTTTTCTAAATGCATCAGCTCCTTCTCCTGTTGATCCGATCCACATAGAGCGTGTCTCCGTGGCTTTATCCATCTCTCCATAAGAAACATAATTACCAGGAGGAGGCGCTCCTTTTTTGTATTTATTTACTCCCCATCTAGCATTTGTATAAGTTAAATCGTTACCAGCTTTAGATGTATAGTTTAAAGATTTAAATAAGCCAGTTGTTAGGATATTATCTAACTCCTTCATTCCTATAGTTCCATCAAACTTATCAGAATGTATTTTGCCTTGCCCTATACTTTTAATTTTATTAGCATTTATCTTTAAACCATAATTAGGAATATGCCCCTTGCTTTTCGACATATCCCAGGAGTCGGGCTTGTTTATGTTTAAACTCCCCCTCATGTTTTTGGGAATAATCATTGACGGAAACAAATGAGGGGGAGCAGGGCTTCCTTGTTTCATGAAGCCATTCTTCCAATACATCATCATTGCCTTATCGAACATGCCTGGACTTAAATCTCTAAATCTTTTCCCTGTTGTGTTATAAAAATTGCCTCCTTTTTTGGTTTTTGGAGTGTGATACTTCTTTACTTGCCCCGCCCATTTTGCTTGGCTTAGCATTTCATCAGAGCTTTGCATCATAGCTCTATCTGCCCCGCCCATTTGAGAGCTATTTCCCCACCTACTCTTTGCAAAATTAGGAACAAAACCTTTTGAATATGGAAGTTCTAGTTTTCGGGAAGATTTCCTTGCTGAATTTAATTGTTCAACCATTCCATAAATTAAATCGTCTTGATTTGTTCCTGCCCCCCATTCTTTCGGAACATTACCTCCAAAATTCTTTAAAGATTTATTGATTTCTCCTCTAAAATCGCTTCCTTTATTTTGAATTAATTTTTTATAAATTTTTTCTCTTATAGAATTCATTTCCGTACCTGTAGCCATTGCTGGCCCATAAGAATGCCAACTATCAGCGAATTTTTTTCCGCCACCCATTTTTAGGTTCATAGCGGTAGATTTTCCATGAATTAATGCCCTTGCTATATTTACTGGACTCTCTGAATTATAACTCAACCTATTTCTTGCAAAATTAGGAACAAAACCTCTGCTTGCATATGGATTAAACCCATGTGTTTTCCCAAATGCTTTTTTGTAATTTTTACCAGCCTTACTTGTTCTGGGAGGCATAATTGCTGGCTGAACCATTCCTGGAAAGTTTTTTACATTTTCTGCAGTATTATATACAACTCTTCCTTGACCTGGCATATCCATTGATTTTACTGCTCCTGGTGAATAACCGCCAGCTCTTGCTCCAGATTTTTCAAAGCTTTTTTCAACACTCGATGCATAATTAGGAATGTGACCAGAACTTCTTCTTCTTAGTTGTGCATTATATCCAGCCCTAGATATAGCAGGAGCAATAGCAGATGCAGAAGCCGCTATCCTAGTTTGCTCTTTTGATTGAGCCTGCAGTATGGTTAGAATAGTTCTTTCTTGGGCGGCTCGATTACCCTCTTGTGATAATATCTTTTTTTGCAATGCTGAATTTTCAGCTAGAACTCCAACAATGGATTTTTGAATATCTCTTTGATTTTTTGTTGTAGAAACGATGCCTAACAACTCTTTTACAGACCCCCCTAAAAATGAGAAAGTTTTAAATAATAATTTTCCTAATATTCCTATCGCTAAGACCATTCCAGGCCCAGCTATAACATTGCCAAAACCTTTTATAAACCCTCTGGCTGTATCTGACCCAAATCCTTCTCCGTTCTTAAGTCCATCATTTACAAAATTTATAACAGACTGAAAAGAAGCTAGATAATTTCTAAGATTATCCTCAAAAGCTAAATTCCCAACAGTTGCCGCAAACTCTTGAATTCCAGTAGCTGCTTGACTAGTTAATGCTGATAATGTTTGATTAAGGAGTTCGTTCTTTTTAATGGCTTCATCTGTTGCTTGATTAGATATTTTTGTTGCCCTAGCAAGAATACTATTTTGCTCTCCTAAATCTTTAATTGCGGCTTTTAATATGTTGATTTGGAAAACTCCACCTACTTGCTCTGCCACTGCAGCTTTAGTGGTGTCTGCTAAATGCTCATAAGTCTTAGATAAGTTTTCTAAAACCCTAATAGCTGGCAATGTATTACCTCTAACATCTCTAACTGCTATTCCTAACTCCTCAAGTCTTTTAATTGTGCTAGATCTTTGGATCCTAGTAAATATAGTTTTAAAACTATTACCTATTACCTTGCCCCCTCTAGCGGTCATTTGTTGAGCTGCTGTAACTGCACCCAATAACTCATCAAAGCTAACTCCTGCGTCTTGAGCGACAGCACCAGCTCTAGAAACAGCATCAATTAAATCTTCAGTACTAACTGCAAACTGAACATCAACAGCTGCCATTTTACTTAAAATTTTAGTTGAATCAAGTCCAGCTTTATTAAATGTATTTAATGCGGCAGTTAAACCACTCACCGCATTTGCTGCGTCAAGCCCAGTTAACCTAGTTAAGATAAGAGCATCGTTAGTTCGCTTTAGAGTTTCCTCCATAGATAAGCCCTGCCTAGCAAGCTCAGTTGCGGCTATAGCAACAGTATTAAAACTTTGAGCTGTGTTTTTTGCGACTTTAAATAAACCATCTCCAAATGCGGCTAATTGTTTATTAGTTACTCCCATGACGACATTAATATCTGCCATCCTTTTTTCGACTTGTATGGTTTCTCTAATTAAAGCTGCAAATGATTTTTGTACAGCTTGAATAATACCAACAGAAGCTCCAAAAGCTAAAACACGAGCATTAGATGCTTCAAGAGATTTATTAAATTCACTTACAGATCCTGTAATTTTGCCCAAAGGTCTAGTGAATTGCTTTTCATTAATGTTAACAGATAAACCGCCTGTTCTGTTAACTTTTTTTACGGCATTCCTTATTGACCTTTCTAGTCCTGACTGAACTGTTTGTACTCTAATTGGCATTTTTCCTTATTCCCTATTACTTAATTACACCAAAAATTTGTCTATAGACAAAAAAACCCCCCATTTTCATGGGAGGTTAATTTGATGGTGGATCGGCGGAAAATTATTTTAGAGCAGGCATTCCGTAGTGACCAGTGATAATCGATCTATTAGCTCCCGATATAAAAACACCGTGTGCTAAATCCTCTGGACCACCAATTTGAGTGGTAAAGGATAAGTCAACGGATTTATTACTTCCGATATCGGAACTAACTGACTCACTGTCAATTCGAGCTCCTTTGAAATCAATAATCATAGAGTCGGTAGCTTCTCCCGCTCCGCAAGATTGATTAGCTTTCATTCTAATTCTAACGTCTCTCTCTTCGCAATCATCAATGATGGTTGCAAGGTTTCCTGTGGAAACCTCAGAGATTAAAGCACTGATGCTCATTGTTGCAACAACTGGGAAGTCAACAACACGCGAGAATGCGAACCTTGTTCCAAGCCTATCAATTGGGCTTCTGGAAAGAGGTAAGGAAAGGCTAAAGTTCTGAATGTGAACTCCTCCATCTCCGCTAACATCAGCAAAGATAGAAAGTCCTTGAGGAACTTCAAGGGTAATATCTCCAGGACGTAAAGCTGTGGCTCCAACATTTCCAGTAGATGGTGCGACTCCTTGAGAGTCTCCCCTCATACCCGTAGGTTGACCAAGCGAGAATTGAGTGCCTGTTATTGCTTTACCATCATCAAGGGTTACACCAGGAATATCAATCCCTGTAGTTCCCTTGTCTGACTTCGCATTGAACAACTCAACTGTAGCAGAAGCTGTGGGAATAGATCCGACAGAAGCCTCAATTGAGTAGTCACTAAGGTATCCATTACCAAGACCAATAACACTTCTATCGTCTATTGAACGAGTCGTATTGAAAGCATCAGTACCTTCTGGAGTTGTTAGGATGAAAAAGTTTCTACCAGCAGAGTCATCTTGAAGGTGTCCTTTAGCGGAAGAAAGTTGGCTCGCTCCCATTCCTTCTCCTTTGTTATCTGCACCTTGAACGTAGAAACCAAGATTTCTTTCATTAAATCCATCGGTTGGGTAATAAGTAAAATCAAGATTAACTGTAGGTGGCTCAAGAGCGATAGCGTCAATTCTTGCGAGCTGACCAAAAGTATTAACATCAGTACGATTAATCGTAAAGCTGTAGTTAGCGCTTTGTACTCTATGAAGCTGTTGAATTAAATTCGAATAAGTTCCACTTGCAGGCTGAAGATATACACCTGTTGTGAGGTCTTGAGCGGTAGCGGTGGAGGTGGCATTATAATTAGTTTGGAATTTTTCCCAATTCGCTAAATTAGTAAAATAAGATACTCCTCCTACTATAGCACTGGTATTGTTCCCGTGAGAAACAACACTTGCTGTTGAAAAAGGGCTCGTTGCGGCGACTTTTCCACTAATATTGAACAAATCTTCATTGATGAGGTTGCTTTTGATTGCAACTTTAGCTGCTGATGCAGTACCTGCAGTAGCATCACGCTGCGCTAGTAAAGGATCGATCCTTAACCCTACTGTTTGAATTGAATGAAGTTGGGGTTCAATACTTAACGCCGACGAAGCAGACCCTGTCATGCCTCCTCCAGTTAATACCGCCGAAACTGTAAAGTGTGCTCCCGTTGCATTGGGACTTGTAAATAACGCTTCGCTTTGATAAATTACTCTGTTTCTTGCCATGACTTTGGTTTGTTATATTTTAATAAAAGGTATCTGTTTACTTTAAATTACAGATAAGTAAGTATAATGTGAATATTTTTTTAATATTTTTTTAAATTCAACATGCCCTAGGGAATCTAGTCTTAGTAACTTCAAAATCTAAAAAGCCCACATATAGTGACGGAGAGATGGAACTTCTTATACTTTCGCTTATCTTTGAGGTGTTGACTCTTTCTATATTAAATATCTCACTTTTGTATTCTGTTGCTAGTTCGTCGTAAGAATATTTTCCTGTTTTAATGTCTCCGTATTCATTAATTGGATGAGCTCCGAAGTCTACAGAAGAAAATGCTACATTCCTAGTATCTGCAAATAAAGAAAGGACGCCGTCTAATTGATATAAATTTTCAGCAAAAACAACTGATTTAAAATTCATAACGGTTTTATCCTCACCACCAAATGCAAAAGGTTCATTTTCTATATACTCATTGTTTATAAATATTGCAGGAGTAACAAAATCATATGGAGCTATACCGCTCTCAATAACTGTAAATCTGCTATTTGTATCAAACTTCCCTTCTATAACTAAAGATTCTTCTGTGTGGTTTGTGTTATATATATTAAACTCTTTTAATGAAAAAGCTCCACTCCAATTCATGTTAGCTGAAGCTGCTGCTCCAGTAACCACTATGCCACCGTTATTAAAATCTATATAATATCCATTTGTTGGATCTTCTTTATCTACTGAAGTTCCAGCTCCAGATAAATCATTAGGAACAAATGCTCCATTCCCTACTCCACTTTCAGTTACCCATTGTTTATATGCACTACTATACCTTTCAAATCCAGCTGGTAATCTATCATCATCTATATAAAAAAGATTACCCGTCATATTATTATACGCTTCACCATGCTCTAGAAGATGATGCTCAAACCATAATGTAAAACTCGTTGTTGCTTCGTGACCAAAAGATATCTTCATTATGCAATCTCTCTATTTAATTTTAAAATATCTATTTTAAACTCTTTTAGTATCTTAGACACGTAAGAAACCCTTGTATATCTTGATCTTTGAGGTGCGGTAGCTCCACCTGTATCTCCCTCTCCAAATGCTGACTCCGATTTCTTGCCACTTTTTAACTGAATAGAAGGTCCCGACCTCGATCCTTCGATATTTTTTCCTGCTCTATATAGGTAATAACCTAACCCAGATATTCCAGTTTCTATTCCATCTAGCCAACTCCTACTGCCCTCAAAATCATTTCTAAAATTTGAAAATTTAGTCATTGAAAATAACTCTTCTCTCGTCGGCTCTGTAGTTAAGAATGAAGCTATACCCCTTTTGATATTTATTTTAGCCAATCTTGATTCTTGTAATCTTTCTCTTATGGGTAAAATTGGGTCGTGTCCAGAAGGAAACCCTATAAATGTAAAAAGATTTCCATATCCAGATAATGTACCGCTAGTGTTTGAAGAGTTTGGTCCAGACTCTATTTCTTGAGTTACTGGATGAGATTCAAAAGCTTGCATCATTTTTTCTTTTAAAATTTCAAATCTTACCATTGCAATCTTTTCTAATTTAATGCCAATTTCTTTACCTAACTGGGAGTTTATTGAATCTTGTACATCTTTAGGTAATAAAGCCATTACTCTTCGGTTGGTAGTAAGAAAAAAGTATAATGAGTGGGTTCGAATAATCCATGAGGTCTAACATCACTTTCTATTGTAAACTTCCTTCCGTCAAACTCCACTCTCTTTGCTTTTTTTAAATAATCATAACCATCTTTTGCGACTTTTATCCTAACATACCCATCAGGAAGTTTTAATTTCAATTGAGATCCTACCTCTGGGGCAGTTAAATTATTTTGACTTCTATCAGTATCGTATGTTATTCTAGCTTTAAAAGAAGCAGAGATTACTTTTTTAGATACGGTTTTTGATTGAATGTTATTTTCCTGATATATAGAATTATATGTTGGACTTGTTGAAATTATTGTCGATTCAGCTTCTCTATAAATATATATATCTCTAGCAAAAGTATCGTGCAAATCATTGATTGCACTTTGTAGAGCTGATTTCTCGGCGCTTGATAATAATGAAGCCATACTTATGTATACACTTTTTTTTGAAAAAAAATTTACTTAGTGTATTATATTTAAAGGTATGGAAGACAAAGTTATTCTCCAGGAAAGGTACGAAAAACACATTAAAAATTTGTTTAAATCGTTTTTATTTATATTAGAAGATCTCAATGATGATCATAGTATAAACTTTGCTAAATTAAAAAGAGCATTACCTAATCATAAAGACCTTATAGATCAAGCAAATTATTTTGATCAAGATAAAATGCAATTTTTAAGAAAAAGAGTTTTAGATCTTGGTAACGATTCTTTAAGAGGACAAAATGAAGATTTAGAAAAATTTACTGTAATTTTAAATTTTAAACGTTAACATAAGGTATAAAAATATGAAAGAAATATATAGTTTTGATTTGGAGATAGAGAAAGAGGTTGAGAAAACCGTAGAAAAAAAACGCAAGAATAAGGAAACAGGAGAGCAGGAAACAGTTTCGACAACTAAAACTGTGAAGGAGCCTGTAGTTCATAGAATCATTCTCAAAGAGCCAAACAGAAGGCAACTTGAAGATGCCGACATGGAGTACAGTATAGAAATGAGCAAGTGTATTAAAAATGGCATTTTAACTAAAGCTATGCTTGCTAAGAAATACAGCGATACTGGGGGTCTTTTAAGCGAAGAAGATGCTAGGTTCTTAACTAGGAAGTATAGTGAGCTTGGAGATTTGCAAAATAAATTTGGAAGGTTATCCGCTAAGCCAAAAAAAGAAAAGAAAGATGAAGATAATTTATCCTCGATACTTGGCCAGATAGGCGAGAAAAGAAAAGAAATTGTGGACATGGAAACTAGCTACTCTTCGCTTTTTAATCATACCGCAGATAGTAAAGCTCAAAACAAGGTTTTACTTTGGTATTTAGTGAATCTTTCTTATTATAGAATATCTGAAGATGAAGAGTGTATTCCTTTCTTTAATGCAGAAGAAACTGAAGAAAAAATTGATCAGTATTACGAGGTAGATGAAGAAGGTCATGAAATATTTGACATGATAAAAGATAAAATAACAACCATATTAAGCTTTTGGTATTTTAGCCAAGGCGCCAACCTAGAAGATTTCGACCAACTCAATAAAGATATAGATTCAGGCGATGTCTAGTAAGGTTCATCCTTCTCAATGGAGAAGGATGTTTAGGGATGTGGTAAAAGGTTTTACAAGAAAGGAAACGGAAACTTATGGAATTGTTTATATAAAGCACTTAACAACTCATGACCAGGTTGATCTTGAAGAAATAGAAGATACTTTTTTTGAGAAAGCTCAATCAAAAGGACTTAGCACAGAAAAAGAAAGGCTTGATTCGTTAATTAAAGAAGGTGGATGGACCAAGGAAGATAGTAAATTTTTAGAATCCCAGAAGGCTTTTATAGGAAATTTAAATAAAGCCAAATTTGACCTAATCTTAAAGTCTCAAATAGATGCTCAACAAAAAATCATAGAGTCTGAGCTTAAAAAATTAAATGAAAAACTTTTTGAAAAAGAATCCTTGATAGGAAATACTTGCGAAAAATACTCAAAACAAAGAGTTAATGATTACTACATAAGCAGAAGTTTTTTTAAAGACGATACTTGCCTTGATCCTTTATTTACTGAAAAACAATATGAAGAATTAACATATAGTGAAGTCGGTTTTTTTGTAAAAACCCATAATTCGCAATTTTCTTTATTTGAAGAAGAGAATATACAAAGAATGATTCTTGAAGATTTTTATTTTCCATACATGCCTTTTTGCGAAGATACTATTCAATTTTTTGGAAAACCTGTTTGTGCATTAACTCACAATCAATTAAAATTAATTTTATTTACTAGAGTATTTAAAAATATTTTCGATAATAATGAAAACATCCCTGATAAAATAAGGAAAGACCCTCAAGCTTTAATGGATTTCGCTTCCTCCTCAAGAAAGGGGAAAGAAGTTATGGATAAACATGCGGAAAAGGGTGGGCACAGCACTATAGTAGGCGCTACAAAAGAAGACTATGAATATATGGGAGTTAGTGCCAACGAATCAAAAGGCACACAAACTTTACATCAAGCGGCAGAGAAAAAAGGGGGATCCCTAAATATGAATGACTTGATGGATCTTGCTGGTCAGTAATCAAGCAGGAGCATCTTTACCTGCTACTTGCCTTGGACCACCCCTATAAGAAGTATATCTCTGAAGTAAATCTTTTAAATTGTATTCTGCACTTTCTGCAAAAGTAGAATAAGTTCTAGATGCAGTAATTTTAGTCGCTGGACTAGCAAGCATTGCCTGTCTCCTTATATAGCTGTCTCCATCCCTAAGTTCTGTCCAATCAGAAGTTACTATACCTCCAGACCCACTAGAAGAAGAGCTTGATGAACTTGTACTGACTCCCATTAAAGCTTGTCTTCCTAGTTTTGTATAATAATTCTTTAAAAAAACTTGTCTATATATGGCTTTTTCTTCGATTTGCATTCCTGGGCTACCACCACTGTAGCAAGCATGTATAAGTACATTTAACTCTCCAACATTATTATGAAGCCATCCAGAAATATATCCTACTGAGATATCTCCAGTTCTAGAATCAAAATCAAACTGAAAGATTCCAGTTGCAAGATTCCCTATTTCGTTTAACGAACTGTCAAAATGGTAATTCATTTACCATTCAATATATCCATTATATCTTTCGCCAATGCTGAATCTGGATCTACTATAGGTTGTTCGGTAGGGTTATTGTATTTTTTACTTGAGTCCTTAGTTCCGAACTTAGTATTGAATTCTTTTTTAATTTTGTTTTTTAAGGAAGTTTTATTCCCAGATGGAAAAACACTAGCTTTTACAGCTAACTCTTGCATTTGCCTTAAATTCATGCCCGTAAGCTTTTCTTCTAGCTTGGATATGGATGATGTCCCGAAAGGGTTCTTAGGGGGGTTCAGCAACTCCTCAATGTCCATAGACAGATTGTGTTGCTCTTCAGCCTTTCCGTCTGTAAAATGCATTTCTTTTTCTTGAGCTTTTACTCTAGTTTTACCTTTTCTCGCAGTTTTTGCCTTAGACATTACTTCTACTTTTGTTTTTGCTGTTATTTTTTTCCTTGCCATAGTTAGTTTTCTCCTTGTTTTATATTAATATACACTTTTATTGTAAATCCTAGAAACAAAAAATCCACCCGTAGGTGGATTTCTTGAAAGAATTTGATGTAGATCTATTAAACCTTCATCGCAAGAATTGCTCCGTCATTAATAACGGTACGACCTTCTTCAAGTTCAGCATAATAACCGATCTTCTTTGCTCGACCAACATATTGGTCATCAGCACCGACTGTAAGAGTCGTTCCCGACTCAGCGTCAACTGCTACCGCACGAATCATCGATTCACGAGAGCGATCCAGTCCGATGACAATATCATCATTAGTTCCCGCTGGTATGTCACAAAGACCAAGCTTACTGGCAACCTTTGTGTATTTTTGCCCAGAACCAAGTTCATAGCACTCCATGATAGAGACACCATAGAACTCAGGAAGTCCAGCTTGATTGAACAATTGAGACCTAAGCGCATCAGGAGCAGTAATATTACCTGATTCTTGGTGGGTGTTGGTTCCGCTGTCAGTAACAGTAGCGCCACTTCCAGTAGTATTGATCGGGTTATAAGCCATCTCACGAAGAGATTGGATAACCTCAGGAGAAACCATGATATCAGTCATACCACGATTCCTTTCAGGTGATCCACCACTCCAAGAAGGATTGTTCCTCTTCATCTTGGTGAGCATCTTATTAAAGTCAGCGAGCTTAAACTGTCCAGCAGTTGTAGCAGTCGAAAGCAGCTTTGAAGTATTGTCAGCAATCGTTCCGAAAAGAAGCGAAGCAGAAGAATTCTCTTGTTGAAGAAGAATTTCTTGAGCGAGTCTCGTCAAACTTTTACTTACAACATCAAGCCTCGAACGAGAAGCATAGCGCTTGTCGAAATCAACTGCACTTTCAAGACGGTAAGTAGCAAGCTTCAACTCGCTATGAGTTGGAGTCACATGACTGGAGGGTAATCCACCAGGAGCGTTTGTGCTATAAACCTTAATGTAGTCTTCGTCGGTGACGTCGTAATACAGGTCCAAAGGAATGCTGGGATTATCATCAGCAGCAAATTGGAAGGCGGTGAACAAGTTACTCAAAGTAGGGGCGTTATCAATTACTTCGGCGAGTACTGGTCCGATAAATTCAGCCAAAGCTTGCTGAGCTTCATAAGCAACATCTCTGTTGCGAGAAGCCATAGCTTTTACCAGTTCTACTTGCTCTTCAGTTCTTTTTAATGTAATATTCATTGTGTTTAAAACTTTCTTTTTTTAGTGTTAATATTTTAGCAATCCAGCTTTACGAGATAATACTTACCAGAAAGAGAATCATTACGAATTCCTCCGTAATTATTACCCTTATTGCCTCCTCTTGCTCCAGTAGCTAGTAGCTGTCCAACTTTAGCATCGGCTGAAAGCTTTACGCAAAACTTTCCGTCTCCGTCTTGAGCTAACTCATCACCAACTGCAAATACAGTGTCTGCACGACCATTCATTCCATTCTCGTGGACTGCAATAATTCCCTTTGTTAAAACAGGAACTGTTTGTCCAGAAAGAACAGCGTTCAGCTCGTCTTTCTTAACTGGGTTATAAAGTAAGCTCTCTCCATTTTCGTCAACACTAAGGGTTTGACAAAGTGTTACTCCAAGAGCGGCATTTCCAGAAGCGCCAGGTTTGACCTTCAATGAATTGGTGGGATAAGGATTCCTTCCAACTGGCGAGTTGTAAGAAGCCATGAAGCGATTATCTTCGGAAACGTCAACTACGTCTTCTCCTGCATTCCCTCCAAGGTTTCCTGCGGATACTCCTACGAGAACACCGTCTGCGTTGATACTGTCAGTGCCAGGCTGAATAGCCTTGAGTCCTCCGCCGCTAGTAGAATCCGCATCAAGAGCGAATAAGTTAACTACGTCGTTTTCGTCGTACTGTCTAAAAGGTAATAATCTGTGTGCCATGATTTCTTAGTATTTAATTGTTAATGAGTCTTTTGTGAACGCTTGCTGGAACTTTTCCTTTAGCGAAATTTGGTTTTCTGTGGATTCTCCGTTATTGGAAGGTACTTCAGCTTCGGTAGCTTCAGCATTATCAAGAATTTCTTCTACAACTTCTTCTTCCTTTTCCTCTACAACTTCTTCAGTTGATTCGGAAGCTTCTGAAGTTTCATTCGAAATCTTTGCTTTGACCGCTGCTTCAACTTTTTCTTGAAAAGCTTTTTCTTGGCTCGCTAGAAACTCCTTACTCTTATGTTTATAAATAACAGAAAGTCTTTCTTGGTAGTTGGCGAAAGATTCTTCTTTTTCATCAATACTCTTAAGGTCTTCAGCCATGATCTTTCGATCTTCATCTGAAAGTTCATAAGATTCGTCAAGCGATTCCATTCTGCGATTAAATAAATCAAGAGCTTGTACAGCTTTTTGATCTGCCTCAAGACTAGCGATTTGCTCTTGAGAAGAAGCGAGTTGCTCTTCGATAGCTTTCAACTTTTCGTCAGAAGCTTCTTTCGCTTTTGTGATTTCTTGATTTTGTTTTTCGATTTCAGCTTTCTCTTGTGCGTATGCATCACTTCTTTCCTTAATGGCTTCAGTGACTACTTTAGCAACATTAGCAACAGCTTCTTCTGAAAATTTACCAGAAGCCGAAGCTTCGATAGTTTCTTTAAGTTCTTGAATCAGGTCTTTCATATCCATAATGTTAATGTTTTGTTTTTCGTCTTTGTCAGAAATTACATGCGTTTTTTCCATATGTGAAGAATTTTTTTTAATATTTTTTATTTTTTTTAAAAAATCTTCTGTATTAACTTCTATTTTTTCTATTTGTTCTTCTAGATTTTGAGCAGCTAATTCTTCTTTTTTTTTATCGTCTTCTTTCAAATATAAACCTTTAACATCTGCTGCTGGGTTTGAGGTAAAGCCTATCCCTAACGGATATACGTCTCCAGAAACTAATCTATATATTTCACTTCCATCTTTCATTTTTCCTTCACCGCCAAAAGCTCGAAGATATTGCTTCATCTCTTCTATTTGATTTTCATCATCTATGATTTCAGCTTCTTCTAAATTTTTACTTCCAACTGCAATAAGAAAATCGTTAAACCCTATTTCCCAACTTGCAGAAATAATTTTATACATATTACTATCTTCTTGAGCGGAGTCTTCTACTAATCGAGCGAAGTCTTTATTTACATTCTTATATACTACTGCGGCTAAAGCTATATTAAAGGGTCCATCTTTTTGATGAGCTTCTTCTTTAGATATCATTTTGTTTGTTTGAAACTCGGAGAACCCAGATGATACTACATGACCAACTACCTTTTCTTTTTTATGCTCTATATTAGTTGGCTTATGAACAAAGTAATCTGAAACTGCCAAAGCGGTCTCTGTATTTATACCATCATGATTCTTATTGAATCTATTTACTACTGCGGCATTGAAGGCCACTGCAAGTAAATCTACGTTTGCATCTAAATCAATGTTTTTTGGAACTAGAGATTCTAGTTCACTCAATGACGCTTCCGATATTTCTTTTGAGTCTTTTAAATTCGACGATGCAATTATCTCACTAGAAAACGAAGCTTTATATTTAAAATTATCTTGCATAACAATAATTTACACAAAAAAAAATTATTTTGAAGTTTTTTTACTGTGATATAATAATGCGGATGGATATGTCTCTAATTGATGAGACTCAGAGATTTCCACTATTTCTGGAATAATTGATATTTCTGAAATTTTTTCAAAATCCTTTATGCAAGCGGTACCAAACCTTTTCCATGATTTCGCATCTTTTCCTAAAACTAATGATCTGCATAAATCTGACATTAGGCTTTTTTGATTGTCGGTTAATTCTTTCTTCTTTACAGAGGCAAGCATCTTAACTTCTAGATGCGTCTGCAATTCTTCTATTTTGTATACCATTGATTGAATTTCTTTTCTCGAATATAATTCTGATGCTGTTGATTGTTTTGGTATCCCTCTGGTTCCGTATGGGCGACCAGCTTTCTTTTGTCCAATTTTTTTTCCTCCTTGAGGTGACTGAGGGGGGGTTCCGTCTATAGCCCCGTCATCGTCTTGATTTACAAGAGGCACTCCTCCTACTAAAGGATTATACATGCCATCTTTTCTTTGTTCTATATATTCTTTTTGCGCAGGGCCAATGTCTTCTGGATTAGGATATATACCAGTCTTGATAGCATTAATGCCTTGCTCTGGAGTTAATATTCCAACTTCAAGCAGCCTTGTTACTACTCTCTGCAGTGCAAGCTCGTCTTTAATATCTATCTCTTCGAATTTAGCTGTAGGATAAGTCTTAAATCCCATTTGCTTACATACCATCTTAATTTGCGGTTGCAAGAAATTATGGATAAAGGATTGCCTTGCTTCTTTTAATCTTTCTAAAAATATTTCAGCTTTAACTTGTGTATTTTTATATTTCTCGTCTCCTACAATTACATTTTGTAACCCTTGCCTAATATCTTCATTTACTATTTGGTATTTATCTGGGCCTATAATCTTTCCAATATCAGGAAGTATAAATTCAGCCTTAGTCGTGTAATCGGCAACTAAAACTCTTCCGACACTTTCGTTTTGAAATAACGATTGCATTGCTGCAAGATTATTTGGGTTTATGCCTCCTTTTTCAGGGTCAGTTCCCATTGTTATTAATAAAATAACATTTTCAATTGTCCTGCTTACCGCTTGATCTACTTTTTTTAATTCCATTTTCCAGTTGATATCGTCAAGTACTGGAAACCCAAATGGTATTGCGAATGGCTCGTAATCTTGTTTTTTATAAAATGAATGCGAAAGTTTACTTGCATCCAAATTCATATTTATTCCATTTTTACCCCATCCACCCTGCTTTATTCTATCTCTAGTTTCTTTCGGTAGGCTTTTAAAGATCTCTTCATCTTCTTCGTTTTTTGGATTTTGCAATCTTTCCAACTCATATTCTGATAGTATCTTTTTATAAACATTTTTATTATAAGAAGTACTTCTTGACGCAGTTATGTCAAAGGGGTTTAAAAGTATATACCTTAATGGTATTTTTCCATCCTCTAAATACTTAGATCCATATATTTTATTTAACTTTGCAAAATCTTCTGCATTAAACTTCCCGTCAATTCTATAAAAGAATACATTCCCAGATCTATAATACTCCCTAAAATACTGATCTTTTAAATTCCAAAAGTTTATTTTAGTAAACCATTTCTTTATAAAATTCCTTGAAGCTTCATTTCCCTGCTCTACATATATTGGAGAGTTAGCAAGCTCTGCCATTATGTCAATTGAGTTTCTAAAGACTGGCACGTTAGCATAAGCCTTTTGGCATAATTCAATAGAGTCCCTGACATTAACTCCATCGGCAGATACTTGATAAGGGAGCATTCCTTGCCTGATGTTTGCAAATCTATTACTCTTTGTTCCTGACGATGCAGAGTTCCTCCTTCTGCTTGTACTTGTTCCGCTCCCCCCTCTTGAGTAACCTCCTTCAGAAGCTGCTGCTACATAAAAACTTTCTCCTGCAGAGATAGGCTCTATGTTTTTTGCATCGCTATCATGCAGGGAAGCTGACATTTGATCTAATGGTTTATTAAATTTATCCCAATAAGGAGATTTCTTATTATACTTTCTTTTACTCATCTAACATATTATACACGGAAGATAGTAAAAAGTCTAAAAGTTAACTTTCAACTTTACTTTATAAACATTGGAACGAATGAATTATCAACTTTTTTAATTTCAGCTGACATCATATCGTAGTATGTCTTTATCATCCAATTCCCTAATACTAATGCTGAATAAGAGTCCTTCCTGGCTTTATTAGCTCCAGTGGTTCTCCTGAGAGTATCGGGCAAATCAAAAGTTTGATTTCCTTGTGGGGATGTTTTTATTTGAATAAGTGCGCATTCAGCTTTTGCGAGATTTATCATATCTTGTTGATGCTCTAAAAAATCTATCATTTTAGCTCCAGCTGATTCTTTCTCTTCTATCTCTGCAAAATTTGAAAACTTTAATTTTTTAATTGGTATTTTTTTCTTTATCTGAGTGTGGTAATCATCATCTAATGCACGACAAGCAAACCATATTTTTTTATGATCAAAATTAGCTTGCAATAATTCGTTCGCTCGCCTAATCCATTGGCTCGTTGGTTTCCTAAGAATGCAGTATTTTCGATCTACAATATTATAATTATTTTTAGCGGCTAAAAGGTCTTTCTTGTAATGCTCTGGGTTATCTAAATCTTGAGATAACATTTTTATATTTATATTAGACTTCTTAAAAAGTCCGCTTTCATTGCATGCATTTATAAATTGAACTCCTCCGTTGTAATCGCCGACAATACCTACTATATTAAAACTTTTTAATAAATAGTGAAAATATTCAATATGATGCTTTAAACTTGTACCAGCAAGTGCATATCCATGAACCATCACGCCTTGCTTAGTTTCATCGTTTAATTTAAATACTTGGATTGCAAAATCATCAGAACTTTCGGACTCCGCCCAACTTGGGTCGAATGATATTATGTATTTAGAATCAGAATCTCCCACTAGTTCTACAGAGGGTTTATCTCCATCCGAAACCGTACAGGCAGCCATTCTAGAAGTCTTAAAATACCCAGAGCTATCATCAGTAAAAGTTGCGCCAAACTCTCTGTCGAATTGAGATTGACTCATTGTTGATTTTGATTGTTGTATTAAATTTTCATCATATAATTTTTTAGGAGCGCAATCGTAACTAAACTGCATTATGCATCTCGTCGCATCTCCGCTTTCTTCTTTGACATTTCCTTGAATTAAAGCTTCAAATTTCTCATAAACTTTATATAAATATTCGAATTTATAAGATGCGGATGATAGAGCTATAAGTTTATTGTTAGGCCATTTATGCCTATCCTCCTCTTTCATCTTGCCTTGTTGTATTAGTTTAGTCTCTACATTATACATTTTTTCACGCTCTACTGGATTTTCCACAACCGACAAGAACGGTATTATGACCTCATTAAAGATCCTTTCAGGCATCAAAAGAAACTCGTCTACTATGATTCTATGAAACCTGAAGCCTCTAAGTTTTGAGCCGTCCCCCAGTGGTAGAGCCCTTATTCTGGAAGATCCTATTTCAAGCAACCATTCATCATTGCTTTTTGACTTATGTGTTATGCATTGGCTTAAAAATCTAGCTTCAGGCTTCGCCGCTATATCTTCTATCTTTTTAAATATCATCTTTGACTGCCTAAATGATTTAGATAATATTCCAATTTCAACTCCCTGATTTAATATCGCTTCTAAAAATGCATATATTCCAGTTGTGAAAGATTTAGACATCCCGCGCGACCAAATACCTAGAGTATAATCAGTTTCAAACATAGCCTTAATAGCCATATGCTGGAAAGGAAAAAGCTCTACTCCAGCTATTAAGTTTGTTGAAAAAGTAATGTTTTCTTTTAAAAACTTATATAGTAGAATTTGAGCTTCATCTTCTTCTATAAAACCTTTTAGCTCTAGAAGTTTTTTATTAAAATCTTCCTTATCGCTTCTTTTTTGAGCACCTATATCCCAAGTCATTCTCTAAATATTTTTTGACAAATAAATTCATCGCTTTTGAAAAAATCTTTTATTACATCCAAAGCCTCGCTTGGTTTATAAGGATTGCAGCTATGAATATTGATATAGCCTTTTTTTGATTTTTCTATAAAATGAGCTGTGATTAAAGAGTTCTTATTTTCGTGAATAAGCCTCCACCCTTTCATGTCTTCATTGTGATCCCCAAAAGGATTAACAATACCTACTATTTCAGCTTCTGGATCAATGGTGTTTGAAATTTTCTTTCCAAACTTAATAATCGAATTTTGAGATATAGCATTTTCATCACAATCGTTAATCGTTACAGCTAGGTCTAACGACCATAAAATTTTATTTTCTTTCATTAATTTTTTTGTTTATAAAGTACTGGAGATCTACATTCCAAATGCTTTTCCCGTATAATAATACTTTAGGTATTATTTTTTTCAAGCCAGCTCTATTTTCCGCAAATATAAACTGGCAGCAATCTTTGTAATCTTGCGATAATGTTTTTAAATTATGCCAAATATATGGAAGCTTATGTTTGTGGGGTCCGAATTGATTATTTTTTTTAATTTTTTCTATACTGCTTTCTATTATTACAAAGACATAAGAATTAAATTCTCTCGCCCTATCTAATTCTTTCTTAAATCTTTCAAAATTTTCACCAGACAAAGTGCCTTTTAGGTCTTGCTCGCTTTTCCTGTCTATATATGTATAATCATAATACTTTCCCGCACTAGTATAATCTCCAAAATCTAATTTCATCATTTCTTGATTATTAAACTTTATAGGCTTTTGCTCTCTAGTATCAACAAATATTTTCATATCTTCAGGAGCATTTTCTTTAAAAAAATCTTTAGGTATACTTTTTGAGAAAACATTTTCTAATCCCATATCTTTACACAACTTAGTATAACTTCCAAATATGTTTTTATAGGAGTCTATATTGGGAAAATTACATAGCTCTAATTCTATTTCACTTAATGAATATTTTAAATTTTTTTCACACTTTCTTTGATGTATTAGGTTTTTTATATAATGAGATGTTTTTTCATTATTTTCCTTAAGGCACCATTCTATCAACTCTTCCCTGTTAATAAAATCTCTGCCCATGTAATCTTCTGGGTTTTTAAAAGGAATTGTTTTTTCATAAAGCTTACTCTTCTTAGGGTAATATTTTTTATAATATTCCTCAAGTGTAGTTTTATGCCCCCTGACTACATGTATATGTAGCCCTGCATTTTTCTTAAATTCTTTTTCGCAAATTTTACATTTTAACGGCGTGTCCATTATTTAATAAATAGTCATTTAATGATTCTTCCATACCATCGATTGTTATAACTCCTAAAGACCTCCCGTACTTACCAATTCCCTTCGAATCTAATTTTATATTTTTTGCTTCATAAAGAATACGCTTTACTATTTCTTTAACCTCCAATCCTCGTTTTTTTTCTTTATGCCTCTCCTCTACATTTGCAATACATTTTTGCAACCGCGTTTCTGGAGTATCTATTCCATAAAGCCTTACTCTGGTTTTTATAAATGTCTTGAAGCCTAGGTCGATAATAAAATCTACTGTGTCTCCATCTACAACTTTTACTACTTCTTTTACTTTATATTGATACATTATAATACATCTCCTTTTCTTAATCCTAAAACTCTAGACTTCCAGGCTTCCATATCCTCAAGTCTGTCAACCTCATCTTCTACTAATTGTTTTTGCATTTCTGCTATTTGAATCATTCTATTCCTTTCTTCCTCCTCTTGGAATGATTGAACTAAATTCAAAATAGAACCAAACCTATCTTGCTTGTTTTTCATTCTTACCGAGCGGTCTCCATTTAATTTCTTAATTAAAGATTCTTGCCTTTGTTCGCATTGATGATATTCGGCACTTTTAGCTTTTAATATCTCTGCGAGTTTTACAGACATTTCTGTTTGATCTTCAACTTCATCAAACATCTGATTTATTTTTTCCATATTTTTTTGTATGGTTTTTAAATTCACATAATCAACACATACATTTATATATAAATTTATCTCATCCGCAGTTAAGTCTGGTTTATCCCAAACCGCCCTAATGTATTCAGCTTTAAATAATTTTGAATCGTCGCAATTATAGGTATTCATAAGTTGAACAAATCTGGGTGATGATATATACTTTTTAGTTGTCCCTAGGCAATCTTTCTCAAATCTTTTTAATTTATCCATCTCTATCTCTTCATGGGCGTATTCATTTATCATATTTAAGACTTCTTTTGTTGAAGTAGGAGGCGTATATTCATTTTTTTTCGTATCAGTCGGCTTAATAAATTCTGGATAATTTATTTTTAAAAAATCAGCAACTACTCGCTGCTCCATGCTTAGATTTTTAACCTCCCTGTCCTGAAAAATCAACTGAGCTATTTGTAGGCTATTTAACTTATCTCTGGCGTACTCTTTTATTAAATTTTCTTGATTCTCACTTAGTTTTATTTTTTTCGCTTTTTTATGAACTCTAGTTTTATACCCATAACCTCTTTCTATCATATATTCAGCTACTAACTTACCTTCTTTATTCCTACCATCCAACTCTTCGTTTTCAAAAATTATCTTTGTTAACTGATCCACATCTGGTATCTGTAAATAATTCGAGTCTATCATATTTTTTTGCTCTTTTGTAAGTTTTGTTATCATAAGAAAATGTCTCTTTTATTTATTAGTTTTTCTGCTATTAGTTTGTATTTTATTTTTAAATTTTTTATTTGTTTATATCCAGCCTTTCTATTTTTTTCATTAGTTTTATATCCCAACTTTAATGCCACCTCCTCTTCAGTCATTTTTGATATAAATAACATTTGATAGATTTTGTAATTTTTTTCATTCAATTCTTTTTTCATTAATTCATGAAATTTTTCTATATCACTATCAATACCCCTTGAGAAATAAAACTTACCTTTAACTTCTGGGTTGATCTCTTCCATCGAAACTGGCATCTTAACATTGCATGCATGTTTTTTTGATTTTTCCCATTTTTTATAAAGGGGGCAAGTTGCGTCCTGGATCCCACTTGTTGTGAAAGAGCATGTATTTTCACCGTCAAATGATGTATTTAGTGGGCAACCGACACAAGGCTTAACAAAACTATGATAATAATTCCTCAGTATATTCTTGAATTGATTTGTAATAATTTTATTAATCCACGGAAGCAATGAGCGACTTTGATCCCATTGATCCCATTTTTTAAATAAGTGGAACCTTATTATTTGAGAAACATCGTCGAAGTCTAGCCAATTCAAAGAAGCCAGTCTCCATTTAGGTCTTCGCTTCCTTATCTCATTGTCAACTTCTTCTATTCTGTCCTCGTAATATATTTTTCTTTTTCGACCCACTACGCCTTTTTGTTTTTCTTTTTCGATCCACTACGACTTTTTGTTTTTCTTTTATTTATTTCACCGAAATCATTTTCATTTAACCCTAATAACTGACCGCCTTTAAATACCTGAAGTCCTCCTTGCGACACTTCGTATTGAAGTTCATTTATTTCAGGCACATAATCCATATCTGTTTCGTCATCTTCTAGTTCGACATGTTCTTCTTTATTTGCTATTGCCGAATTAGTCACTTTCTCCTTTACTCCTTTTTTTAAAGGGGCTGCACACCCCCCGCAAAAATTAGGCACGTTTAGTGTGTATGAGTTTTTAAAGCCGCACTCAGGACAGTATATTACAGACATTTCATCCTCCTCTTATTGTTTCGTTAAATGTTTTTAATGTGTTCATATTTTCAATGTTCAAATCTTTTTCTTGAAAGAATTCAGTTTGCATTATAATTGATTTATCTGAAATTATAAGAGTTTTATTTTCAGACGCTTCTGATATAGACTTAAAATATTCACTTTCTTCTTGCAGGAAAATCGTTATTTTCTTTACTTTTTTTTCTTTTATTAAACTCTCAACACCACTCAAAGATCTCATCTTTTTCTTTTTTGCAAAAAAAGAATTTAACCAAACAGCAAAAAGTGTTGCGATGGCTGTAATTGCAGCTGAAATAATTGACTCCATTTAGCTATGGTAATTTTAAAATTAAAAAAATAAATAAAAAATTAGTGTACCAGTTTATTTAGCCAATCTTCTGGGATTATAATCGTTGAATTATACATATTATATTGAGAGCCTTCTAGTACGGCAGAAATAAAAGATTCTCCGTCAATATTATGAATTTTTAATATTCTAATTCTTTTTTTAAGTCCATAGCATTCTACTTCAATTACTTCCCCTTCCTTCATCTTGTCTTTTTGTTAATTTTTTAATTATGTATTTTAAAATCTCACTTCTTTTAATATCTCTTTCAAAAAATTCAAATGTATGAATTCCTTTTTCGACACTTCCTTGATCTGAAAAAGTTTTTATCATTTCTCTAAATCCGCTTTTTCCATTTATATCGCTTTGCATCATATCTCCGCAAATAAATAATTTAGAATTTTCTCCAAGCCTTGTGATTAATGTAGTCAACTCTTTAAATGTAGCGTTTTGAGCTTCATCCATGATTACAATTTTATTTTTCCAATCAACTCCTCTTAAAAAATTTATAGGCATAGCTTCTATTCTGCCTGACGCAAACAAATCTTTTTTAGTTGTGGTATTTTTTGGCAATATTTCATATAATTTTTCCTCCAAGGGTATCATATATGGGTTAAATTTATCGTTTAAATCGCCAGGAAGAGCTCCTAGACCTTTTTCTGCGCTTTCGATTATAGTTCTTACATATATTAAATCCAATTCTTGATGCTGCGATAATAGCCTCAGTGCGGAATATACTGATATGTATGTTTTAGAGCTACCCGCAGGGCCTGAAACGAAAATTATTTGAGATTCTGCATCTAATGCTATTCCTAAAAGTTTTTTTTGTTTTGCTGTAAGTTCTAGACTATGAAGGGTGATTCTATCTTTGTGAAACATTTCACTATTTAATTTGCTTTTCTTTTTGCTCATTTGTTATGATTATAATTAGATTGTTAATAATTAGATCTCTAGATCTATTGTCTTCATGGTACCACCTCCAATGGGTGGAATTTATTATTTCAGATATGGATTTTTCTAGTTCATTTATTTCCTCCTCTATTTTTTCTATTTGTTCAATAGATATATTATCTATTTTTAATCTTACTTTTTTTGCATTGTCTAGTAGTTTATTTAAGCTATTGTTTTTCTTGGAATCTACTAGGTCTTTAAAAATATCATCTTCATTTTTATTTTTATCTGGATGAGATCGGACAGCAACTTGTCTATATATTTTTTTAGTTTCTTCTTCTTCGAATATCTTCTTATCTTCTGTATCTTTTTTTTGATTCTCTAAGAACGGATCTTTTAATCCAAACTCTCTTACTCTAGACATTAAAGTTTCATGGAATTTTGCCATAGCCATCTGCTCTATAGGCTTAAGCTCTAAGAGTTCCTTACTTAGCTCTCTCCACTTATACCTTAATTTGTTATATTCAGTCTTTATTAAATACTCCATTCTTAGCCAAAGAAAATATTTTTGGAGACATAATCATAAACCCAACGCTGCCTATTATTAAAAGCATTACTATTATAGGTTGTGTTGTGTCTTTATTTTCAACTTTGATTTCAGAAAACTCTTTCTTATCAATCGCTCCATCATTATTGCTGTCGTAAGATTCGAAATTTGTAACCCCTGCATGACCATAGTCCTTTGAGTCTTCTGTAATTCTAGATAAAGAACAAGAAAAAGATAAAATTAAAAATAATAGCGAGAAAGTCTTCATTGTTTTTTATTTTTTGTGGGTATATTTATTAGAAATTTTAAAATATTAATTTACTATCTTCAACTAATATATACACTTAGCTTTGAACAATTCATTAAAAAACATCTGCCTTGAGTACACAGAAAACGTTGAAGATTTCTCTTATACGAACGGAAATTATTGTGTTATAATTCACCGAAGGTACTTTAAAGACTTGCGAGGAAGGATGGAGGCTAAAGGCTGTTTTTTGGAGTCTGTAAAAAAAAACATTTTTTAATTGCTTTAAGATTTAGCCCACTAATATAGCAAATGAAAAAACCTAAACTTTTTTGTTTTTATACTCCCTCTCACAAGGCTTTCTTTGATAATTTCTTAAAACCTAGTGCAGAAAAAGAGTACGAAATAAACGAGGTCTTTTTTGAAAAACAACTTTCTGATTCGGGGGAGTATAGGTTAGAAGGTTGGAGAGAAACTCAATACAATAAAGTTCTTGCTTGGAAAAATGCAGTCGCTTCAAATATGGGAGAAGTTATAATTTGTTGCGATGTTGATATTCAATTCCTTAAGAAATCATTCTCTTATTTTGAGAGAGAAGTGCAAGACTATGATATAATTTATCAAGAAAACGATCTTAAGGGTAAAATATGCTCAGGATTTTTTGCATGCAAATGCTCCCCTAAGACAGAGTTCTTCTTCAGTTTGGTAGCTGAGAAATTAAAAGCCATAATGCACGAAAAAGGTGGAGGTGAGCAGTATGTAATGCAGGGTGTTCTTGATGATGGTGAAGTGAATTTATTATGGAAGAAGTTCCCCAGAGACTTAGTTTGGAATCCTGGAGAAAAATACTCAGATGTTTCAGAACTTAAAGTCCCAGACAGCATTATTGTTCATCACGCAAATTGGGTAGAAGGAAATGATAACAAAAAAGCTCAATTAGAATATGTAAAAAGCATTTTTGGGTATGATGAATCTGAAGCCGAGCCCGCCCAAGAGGAGTTTGGAGAACTTCAAGACCTCACTAAAGACCCTTCGTCTATCGCAATATGTCTATCTTCATTACTTAGATTCTTCGATAAAAGCTCCGAGTCTTTGATAGGTAATGTGATCACAGAACTTCCTGAGCCTCCAGACTTTTTCGGACACTTTCCTACGAAAAGTTTAAATATTGAAAATATACGATTATTAAAAAATATTTTAAAATATTGTAATAATTTTGATATTAAGTTTGAGGAAGATGTTGCGGATAGAAAGTATTTTTCTTATGATAAAAATTTAAATAGACATCAAAGAAACGGAATGATGGGAAACATATACCAATGGGTTTCCATGAAAAAATCTAGAGACCTAAAGATTAATGCTGAAAATAAATTTGATAAAAAATATGACCATGTTATTTGGACTAGACCTGATCTTTATTATTTTAATGAAATTCCAGATATCAATTCTCTAAAAGATTTTGATATATATTTTCCATCTCATGACAACCACTTTTGTGGAATCTTTGATAGATTCTGCATTGGTAAGTCTGAGGTTATGGATAAAAGAATGGATATTTTAAATTACTTTGTTAACGAGTGGTATCCTAAATATCATTATGATGAAAGATATTTATATTACAATCCCCATGCAAATTCTTATCAATGGAATCCAGAACTTGTATTAAGCGATTATATGAATGTTTTTTTGAAAATCGACTATTCAAAAATAGATTTATGCACAGGTAAATTTAGGGGTCACAATAGATGCACTTCTCCATTTTGGCATATGGTTCAAGGATCGATATCTCATGAAAATAATCCAGGATGTACTGAGGACGAGATAAATCTAAAAGTTCTTGAGGATATCTATACTAATTATGATATCGATTTAAATAGTAAAAATTATTGGTTTGAGGTTTTTGTATGAAGATAGATTTCGAAATAAACTCTTTATCTAAATATTGCGAAAATAGGAATATTCCAATAAAATATTTTTATAAAAATAGCTCAGTTAAAAAATTTACAAACATTCCAAAAACATTAGATTTGGAAGTTCATTGGTCGCATAAAAAATATATATCTAAAATAAGAGAATACTCTATGGATGATCAATATGTGTGTGAATTAGAAGATTGCAAAATTCTAGGATATAATCGATTGGGATCAATTAAATTGCTAACAAAAAATAATGAGCTTATAAAATCAGAATCAACTAATTACGAGCAAGACGAATTAAGTTTCAGAAAAAAAAATCAAGCTAAAGGTTTAAGTGTTCTTTTATGCTCTGATTCTGCTACTGTTTTTTTTCATTGGATGTTTCAGCTTTTACCAAGAATAGATCTTTTGAATAAATATAATCTAAATTGGGATAATGTAGATAATATAATTTTACCAAATAATATCGGTCAAGAATTTCACACAAAAACTCTTAACCACTTAAATGTGCCAATTGATAAAATTTTGAGATTGAAAAGGGATGAAGTTATTGAATGTGAGAAATTAATCGTACCTTCTATTCCAGTCAAAAATATTTTTTTCTCAAATTGGATTTATGATTTTTTAAAGAAAAATTTTTTAAAAAAAGAAAAAAAACATTATGAAAAAATTTATATATCTAGAGAAAGGGCCAAATCAAGGAAGGTAGATAATGAGGAGGAGGTTTTTAATTTTTTGAAAAATAAAGGATTCACAAAAGTGTCTATGGAAGATTGTGACGTTTTTGATCAGGCTGATATGTTTTATAATGCAAAAGAGATTGTCTGCCCCCATGGATCATGTTTAGCTAACCTAGCTTACTGTAAACCCAAAACAAAAATTTTAGAATTTTTTAGCGCTAATTATGTGACTTTGCTTTATTGGTCTATGTCAAATGATTTAGATCTAGATTATTCTTATTTAATTGCTGAAGGAGAAAGACCTCCTGATGGCGAAGATCCTCATTTAGGTAAAGAAAATATGACTATAGATATAAAACAATTAAAGAAATTAATATAAAAATGAATAGCATTAACATATTAATTCCATATAGAAACAGAGAGGAAGATCTTAAAAAACTTTTACCAACCCTTAGGGAGTCTCTTGATTTTTTAAATTTAACTCCCTTTTTTATTGTATCCGAACAAACAAACGATCAACCTTTTAATAAAGGAGCTGTTTTTAATGCTGGCTTTAAAGAAGGTTTAAAGTTTAAAAAAAGCAACTACTGGATATTGCACGATGTTGATATTTTTGAAAAAACTCCTGGACTTTTAAATTATTGCCAAGCAGATGGAGTGTCATCTGTTTTTACTCATGATATTAACACATGCCCAGGTGGGGGTATTACATGTATTAATGAAGAATCTTTTAAAAAAATAAATGGCTTCACAAATGAATTCTGGCATTGGGGACTAGAAGACAACGACTTTAAGCAAAGAGTCGCTGCTGTTAAAATTCCGATCTTACACTCCGAAAAAGTTTTTTACAAAAGCCCAGGTTCTCAAAAAAGAAATCCAAATCAAAAAATATGGAGAGAGGTTGTCCTGCACTCCGCCACTCCTAAAACTGATAAAAGAGAGAAAAAAATTGATAAAAATCAAAATAATTTGTTTCGAAAATTTATTCAGGGGTATAAAAAAGATCCAAATTCAGTTATGAATGATGGATTAAATAATGTTAAGTATAAATTAATTAATAAAGAAATGATAGAAAGTGATATTGTAAAGTTTACAATTTATATATCACCATCTGATCATAATATGCTCGAACAAATAGATAAAGAAAAAGATGAATAACTTGTTTGACAAAATATACTGCATAAATCTAGATAAAAGAAAAGATAACTGGGAGGAGTGCAAAAAAGAATTTGAAAAATTTTCAATCGATTCCGTTTGCAGAATTTCTGCAGTAGATGGTGAAAAACTTTTTGAAACAGGGAAATACCCCTCTAAAGTTAAAGCATGCGAACGTGGTCTTGTTTTATCTAATATTAAAATCTTTGAAGAGGCTAAAAATAAAAATTTAGAAAATATATTAATTATGGAAGACGATGTGTCTTTCAGTGATGATATTAATCAAATTTCTGAATTAATGACACTTGTTCCAGAAGATTGGGATTTAATTTATTTTGGAGCTAATCATTGCACCCAAGAAGGTAAAGAGCCCCCTCATAAGATTAATGACAGAGTCGTGAAATGTCACTACTCCAAAGCAACTCATTGTATCGGTTTTAATTCTCGCACTTTTGATTTTATATTAGAAAATTTAAAAAAACATAATTTGCCACTTGATGTAATTTATATTAGATATCTACAATCAACATTTAATGTTTATTCTTTTTTTCCTGCCCTAGTTAGCCAGAGCCCAGGTTATAGTGATATCCAATCAAGGAATTGTAACTATAAAAAATTTATTAAATAAAATGATTATAGTGAAACTAAAAGGGGGCCTCGGTAATCAATTATTTCAATGGGCTTACGGGTATCAATTAAGCTTTGATAATGAAGTTTATTTTGATGATTCATTTTATGCAAACAAGAGTAACGGGAAAGGTGTTTTGGATGGACGGCGATTCGACCTAAACAAAATTTTATCGCAAAATGCACCTCTTTGTAATGAAGATATTAAAAAAAAGTTTTCAGAAAAACCTATTCGCAAGATTGGGGATAATTTTCATTTCAATAATTTCAAATTTGATGAAAAATATAATTATCTTCTAGATGGGCATTGGCAAAGCGAAAAGTATTTTAGAAAAACAAAAGAAGAAATTTATAATATAATAAAAAAAAAATCATTTGTAGGTTTTAATTTTTTAAATTCTTGCTCAATTCATGTAAGACGTGGAGATTATTTGAATATACCAGATATCCATCCAACTCAACCAATCGATTTTTACAAAAAGGCTCTTGACATAATTCAACCAAAAGGAAAAACTTTTATTTTTTCTAATGATATTAATTGGTGCAAAAAAAACTTTAAATTTAAAAACATGATTTTTGTTGAGGGGCATAGCAATATCGAAGATCTTTTATGCATGTCTTTATGCGAAAATAATATTATTGCAAATAGTACATTTAGTTGGTGGGGAGCTTATTTAAATCAAAACAAAAATAAAGTTGTAATTTATCCCAGTGCTTGGTTTGGTTCAGCCGTACATCATTCTACTAAAGATTTATTCCCATGTAGTTGGGTTAAGATTTGACAATGAAAAAAGTTTTTCTAAAATATAAAAAATGATAAATCACAAATATAAATTTGCATATTTTGGAGCAGGAAAATGTGCAAGTAGTTCTATAATTGATGTTTTAAATAAAGTCCCAGGGGGTGAGGGAGGCCAACATTGTACTATTATAGACTTATATCAAAAACGCAAACCATCTAAAATACCTAGTGATTATTTCACTTTTTCATTTTGTCGAAATCCATTTGATCGTCTTGTTTCTGCTTGGAATGAATTTAAGAAAAAAGATCAATTTTTATGGGCAAAAAATAGTAGATACTGGGAGAAGGAAATATTTAAATCATCTAAACTCTCACTAGAAAATGTATCTGATAATTTTCCTGCATTTGCAAGGTATATAACAATTCAAGATCATATACACTGGTGCCAGTTTGATATACTTTCTAATATTGTTAGAATTGATTTTATTGGAAAAACTGAAAGTCTTCAGGAGGATTTTAATACTGTTTGTAATAAAATCGGCATATCGCAACAAACACTTTCACAAAAAAACAAAACACAACACAAACACTACACCGAATACTATGATGACGAAACTCGTGAAATCGTTGCGGAAAAATACGCAAAAGACATCGAGCATTTCGGTTACAAATTTGGAAAATAGAATAACCAGTTAATGAACTTCTATAGTCAAAACAATCAAGATAAATTATGAAACTTAAATTTTTTTCAATTTTAAATTCTCTCGACAAAGACTACCTTCCCCTGTATGAAAATTTTCTTTTTCATTTGAAAAATGTGGGCCTAGAAAAAGAGCACGAGTTAATAAAGTTAGATGTCGGCTCAGGGCAATGGCAAAGTAAAAACTTCAATAAAATTTGCATGGCAAAAGTAGATAATGCCAGAAAATTTTTAAAGGAGGGTTATACGGTTTTATATTCAGATCTAGATGTCGTTTTTTTAAAAGACCCACTTCCTTATTTACTTCCCATGCTCAAAGAAAAAGATATACTTTTTCAGTATTCTGCCAAAGGCAATCCTGCTTCCTATAATCCATCCCCACCTACCAGGAAGGTTTGTATGGGATTCTTTGTAGCTAAGCCAACCCCCCTCAATATAGATTTATTTGATACTAGTGAAAATGTAGACCTCGACACTCTCCCCCTCAATCATCCTTGCAGAAAGGATCAATCAGACCAGGGCTACACACAGGCAAAAATACGACAAATCAAAAAATATAAACAATTAAACCAAGGCATCCTTCCCCCTCCCCTCTTCCCTAATGGCATTAATTGGTTCAACAACCACAGGGATTTTGACCCTTATATAATCCACTATAATTATATAGTAAAACAATCTGAAAAAATAGAGAGAATGAAGAAATTTGGTCACTGGAAATAACATATCATGAAAATTGGGAAAAATTTTAAAAATTTTGGGCAAAAAATAGAACCAATGAATGGGCATCTTCTGGAAATTGGAGATGATTGCTTGGTGGGTGCTGAATCAAAAATTATTTTACATTGTCCAGTACGATGCTATAAGGAAGATCCTAGACTAATAATAAATGATTTGACATGGATAGGGCTTAGGTGTCTAATTCTCCCCGCTACTAACATAGGAAGATGTTCCATAATTGGAGCGAATTCTGTGGTTTGTGGAGAGATTCCGCCTTATAGTATTTATGCAGGAAATAAAGTGATAAGGAAACGAGATATCGGAGAAATATTGAATTATTATATAATCAGAAAATTGGTAAAAACAGGTTTTCTTGGGGTAAAACCAACTGATTGGACAAAATTAAAAAGCGAACACATAAGGCATGCCCTAGGGTACAATACTGAATTTTGTTATGATGAAGGTATTGACTTTAGTTTATCTGTTGAGGATTTTGTTGAAAAATATGCAAAGGGATGGGTAAAAAAAACTACATAATAATTAATAATGAAAAAGATTTTATTTCATTACAGCCCCTCATGTAAAGGTCTCCATAAGCTTCTTCCCATTATGACTCCAGGCAGTAAGCCTAAGTGGAAGAATATTTGCGAAGTAAATTCAAATCCAGACTACTTTGTCTCTATACAGGCCCCTAATTTTTCTAAACCAAATACAATTCACTTCAGAAGAGAGCCTGATATAATAAAAAAATGGCCTCAATCAGTTAATGGCGATAATGTTTATGATTATTCAACTAAAGAAAAATTTCATGCTTGTACTTGGCAATTAACAAAATCATATGATGAACTAACAAGCTTAAAACATTTTTCAAAAGATTTAACGAGTGCAGTGTGCAGTCATAAATATGCTTGGCGGTATAAATATATACAAGAGGCTATAAAGCATAATCCCAAAATTATTGGTGAAGGACGGCCCCTGAGCGGCAAACGTATAAGCATAGAAGAAAGAACTTCTTTATTTTTAAATTCTTCAATGAGTATATGTATTGAAAATTCATCTCAGTCCAACTATTTTACCGAAAAAATAATCGATGCATTACTTGCTTGGTGCATGCCACTTTACTGGGGCTGCCCAAATATTGGCGACTTCTTTCCTGAAGGCTCTTATAGGCTGATAGATATTGAGAATCCCGATTCTGTATCTGACTTAATAAACAAACCGATTACCCCATCAGAAATTGATGCAATGCATGAGGCTAGAAATTTAATTCTCAATAAATATAATATATGGGAATGTATATACAAAACATTAAATTAATATGAAATTTTATAGTCAATGCGGGCAGGATAAATTTTGTTACGAAAATTTTTTTAAAAATAAAAAGGAAGGCGTTTTTGTAGAAATTGGATGTTTAAATGGAATAAAATTTAGTAATACATTTGTATTTGAACAAATGGGGTGGACGGGAATTTGTGTTGAGGCAAGCCCTTCAAATTTTGAGTTATTAAAAAATAATAGAAATTGTATTTGCGAGAAGTATGCAGTATCTCCAATTTCAGGACAAAAAATGTCTTTCATGGATATACATGGGTACGGAGAAGGGCTTAGTGGTATAATTGAAAAATATGACCCCCGCCATAAACAAAGAATAAAAAGAGAATTAAAAAACAATGCAAACAAAGGGTGTAATATAGTCGAAGTTGAAACTATTAATTTTAATGATTTATTAAATGCTCATAATATACATAATATTGATTTATGCTCAATTGACACCGAGGGTGGTGAGCTTGAAATTGTAGAGTCAATCGATTTCGTTAAAAATAAAATTGAAGTATTGCTTGTTGAAAACAATTATAAAGATGAAACATTTAAATCATATTTAAGAAAATTTGGATTTTCTTATGTAGAGACTATTGGAGTTGATGAGGTTTATAAATTAAATAAATGAAATATATTGGATTTTATAACAAAGAATATAATTTAGAATTTTACAACACCCCTAAAGCTGGAATGACAACAATGCTTAAGGTTATACCGTTTGAGCGGCAGCCTATTTCAGAGATTCCTGTAGATCGTAAAGTTTGTTGTATTCTTCGAGAACCTGTTTCTAGATTTATATCAGCTTTTGGAGATTTAGCTACACGTAAATCGACTAACTGCAGAATGAGGCCCTGGGATCAAGAGGGCATAATGGGAGAATCGTTTCACGAGCTTACTAAAAGCGATAAAAACAAAGCTCTTTTAAAGTATATTAAAGAAATAGAGTTAAATGGTTTTTTTGATCATCATCATTTACCTCAATACTATTTTTTAAATGGACTGCACCCGAATGCTCGTAATAACCATAGGCGCATCTCTTCTATAACTAACTTTTTATTCTTAAATAATCTCGAAGAAGATATATCTGAAATGTTAGGAAAAAAAATTAAAATCCCCCACTCGAACAAAAGGAAACATTCAAGTTTATTAGCAGATGAAGTAGCGGAAAGTATAAAAAAAATAATGCCTAGCATAAAAACTTTATATAAAGAAGATTTTGAGATTTATAAATTAAATAAAAAATGAAAATATTAGTTTTAACTCCGCCGAATACACTTGATTTACAAGCATTTATCGCATAGCCTATTCTGGATAAACAATCCACAAACCCCCCTTGAGGCACTATTAATAAATATTTACTTCTTGACTTAGTAGTCATAGTTAAACATTTCTATATCTTTCTTATATATTTCCGCCACTCTGTCTATAGTTTCTTGATCGTAGTATTCTTGATAAGGCTTTCTTTCTGTTCTATTTCTATGTGGTAGCTCTTTAGGCTCAATACCTATAATGTCGCAAATAGCCTCTAAATCCTCTTGCAGGTGCTCAAAACGGGCGATATGGTCGATTATAGGCTCTCCATCGTCGTCGCACACATGAACACATTGTGGCATGCTGTGCCACACCGTATCTCTAGCATTATCTTCAAATGGGTATGCAAATACAAAATCTTTAAGCTCAGAGTACTTTTTGCCCCTGTTGCGCCAGGAAGAAACCATTCTGTCCCATGGATTCCTTACGAATGCAAATTTAAAGTAGCCAGACCACTCTCTCTCACTATAAGCTCTCTTTAATCTTCTCGCCGCTCCAATTTTATATCTTCCTGTTTCATTATCACTAGATCCATCTTTTTCCTGATGAAGGCTCTTCATCGTAAATCCATTTGATTTTAAAAATGCATTTATTGAAGTTCCAGCACATTTAGGTACATGAATAAATATTGAATCAAATTCTTCGCTAACCATTATTATTATAGTAGTTTTTGAAAATTTTTTTTCTAGTCGCACATTTATTGTGTAAGTCCTTAATTTCCAACGGTTTGGGCCGGGTTTCGTATGGCTTTTTCGATTGCCCCTGCAATGTTTTTTTGTTTTTTAAATCAAATTCTCAAAATCCAAACTTAAAATAACTTGATTTTTTCAAGAAATATATTTATTATATATAAAATAAGAGGGGGCGTAGAGCTTAAGGATGTCTTAAGACGGGGTGTGTTGTATTACTCCTCCATTTATCACCTCTCTTATTAATTTTTTGGATAATACCATTGTTGTTGCAAGTATTGCAGGTATGATTTTTGGGTAGAAATTGCTTTGCTTTGATAGTCTATTACATCTTGAGCTTCATATAATAAATCTACAGCCTTTTCTTTTTCTGTATATATATCATATAAAGCTATGATTAATACAAAACATACAAACAGTAGAATATTAAAACTATTATTATTATTCTCTACCATTACTATATGTTACACATAAAATAAATGGACATAGGAAAAGCTAGTGTTAAATATGTAGAAAAGTGTTTAACTGAACATTTCTCTCATATATTCGGCGATCCATCTATAAAAGTAGAAGAACAAGAAATAACTCACATACTAGCAGATGTAGAGTGGTATGAATCTCATATAGACAGAACAGAAGTCTATCCTTTATTATTAATTGAGCCTTTATATAAAAAAGACCCAAATAATCTTGTTTGTTTATGCCCGCCTTTTAATAAAAGAATTTTTGAAGATTAAGCTGGCTTTTTGTGAGAATATCCCATCTTCTTCATTCTGATGTGATCTTTTTCTTCTTTAGCCATATAACCTTTACCAGTTTTAGGATCATACATCATATGAGCTTCATATTCTGCTTTAGATTCTTTCTTATCTTCTTTTTTATCTTTATCTTGATTTTTAGGACTTTTTCCTTTTTTTTCAAGAATTTTCTTTTGTAAGGCAGGCGGAAGAGTTTTTTGTTCTTTTGTTAATTCTGCTTTAGCTTCTTTTTTCTTTTTTTGAGCTTGCTTTATTTGTTTTTCCGAAGGAGCTCCTTTGTCTCCTTTTTTTCTCATCTTTTCTCCTGATCCATCTTTTATTCTTTGTCTTTTTTTGTGGATGTTTTCCCAAAGCCCAGGCTTTGCTTGAGTTTCATCTAATTCATCTAAAATAACATCTTCTTTTTCTTCCTCTGTCATTTCAATGTCAGATCCTTGTACTTTCGTTCCAGCTCGCCATTGTTTACAAGACCAATATCTAGCCATAGTTTTTGGACCTGGATTTGCACAATTATGTCTAGCCCTAAAAGATTTTCTTCTTTTTGGGTCGTCTCGTTTAATCTCCATGTTCGGGTCTCCGAAATTTACTTTAACTACATTACCCTTTTCGTTTTTAACGTAAACAGAAAACTTTTTTGGGCCTCCTGAAGTTCTGAAAGGCTTATTTAATTTCTTACCCTTGTTCTTTTCTGTAGCCCAAGATTCTTCAGCTACAATTTCTCCTAAGGTATCATCTTCACAATCGCAAAGTTGATATGCTTTAATTTCATTTGAGAAGTCTAGTTCCATAATATATTATATATTACACGAGAAGATTGATTTTTATACAATTTTATGTATTATATAATATGAAGATTATTTTTAAATTGTTTTTTTTAAGTTTTTTATTATTTTCTGCTTGTTCGCATAATAAATGTAATAAGAAAACTTGTTGCCCAAAGGAAGGGCATGGTCCTTGCCCCATGTGCGTTCCATTTACTAAGTAATAAAATCGCGCGTTGTCGTATTCTTTCTTTTTTTTTCTTTTTGAAGAACAATCTTTATTGATTTTTACTTATTTCAATTTAAGGGCGCCGATTTTTTTTCGATCTTCAAATATTCTTATTTATTATGATGGCGCCGATTTTCCCATTAATGTACCCCCCTTCCCATAAGAAACCCTATGTTATAAATATATTATCTAATGTCTGATTCTTTTTTCGATATTGAAGAAAAGGCCCTGGCAGTAGAATGGTAGCAGTAGGATCGTGCAGTATTCTAGTTAATAGGGGGGGAGTAGTTCCATTAATACAAGGGGGAGTTGTCTAGACATGAAAAAGCCACGGATCCGAAGATCCGTGACCTTGTGATTGTTTTAGCCTACTACTAGCTAGAAAGCATTTCTTCGACTGACTTATGGCAAAGGTTGATTGCCATGTTGGAACAGGTTATAGCCGCGCTACGTTCTGAGCCGTTATGTCTTAGGCAATAGTCCTCAAGAGTTTGAAAGCTTTCAGGAGTTGCAAATAGATTGTTTACAAGCAAAGGATTTGAAGGAACAGGCTTGCCTGTAAAGAAGTTAAGATCAGTGCCTTTTGTCATTACTTTTGTAGGCTTAAAGAGTTTGCCTGTTATAGCTTTCTTTGCGACGTTATTCATCTCGACCAAGTCTTCACCTAGTTGACTCAGTTCAGCATAAGTTTCTTTATATCCTGTGCAATCATCTGACAGAGTGAAGGTTTCAATCATTTTAGCATTTAGGCAATATAAGAAGCACTTGCCATTTTGTGTATCAGTATCAAGGAAGTCATTGATCCAAATGCCTTGATCCTGTTTCTGTACCATTTTAAGGAAGATAATAAGTGTTTTAATTTTCATAGTAGTATAGTAGTAGGTTAGTAGTAGGTTAGTAATATGTTACAAGTACAATAGAACGTAGTTTCTAGCTTACGTCAAACTCTCTTTGCATTTTATATACACAAAGAGCAGAGACGATCCAAGGCAGTAGTAAACTGACTCCATTGGTGAGACCTGCGAGCAGGAGGGAACAAGGTAAGACTAAGATGATGATTGTTTTCATACAAGTAACAAAGCACAGATAGATTGCCTTGTCAAATCTTTCTTTTCATCACGTACTTTTGTGATGCCTTAGCCTGTGCCTTGCCTTAGCCTGTGCCTTAGCCTGTGCCTTAGCCTTGCCTTAGCCTGTGCCTTAGCCTGTGCCTGTGCCTTAGCCTGTGCCTTAGCCTTGCCTGTGGTACTTATCTCTCTTGTCTCTTGTCTCTCTTGTCTCTCTTGTTATTTTACTCTATTTAGTTTGTTTCCTATTTTGTTCTATTTAGGTTGTATTTCGTTTCTTTCTATTTAGGCACAAAAAAGCCCTCCTTTCGGAGGGCTTAGTCTTATGGCATTTGTAACGTTACCGCAAGGGCAAGGGCAATCAAGATAAGTAACATCATACCGCAAGCACTTCAGTTATAGCATTGCGAACCTTAGTAGGAAAGGAGCTATCAGCTAACGAGCGAAAGCGGTTTTCTTCCCTAGTAGTTTGCTTGGTTTCTCTAGTGATTCGATCATGAGTTTGATAAGCGGTGAAAGCGTTGAATGTATCCCATGCGGTCTCACCGAAAGCACCTAGGCGCTCATTAGAGAATTGAGCCTTTACCGCTTCCCTTGCGGTTTCAGCTTGCTTGCTTTCGCCCTTGAAAACGATTTCGTTGATCATGTCGAATTCGTGAGGTGTAACTTCTCTAAGTGACAAGTCAGTGACGTCAGTCTTTAGATTGTGAATGATTTGCCTAACTCCCGTTGCCTGCTCTAGGGCGGTTGCCATGATCGCCCTTTGATTGCGGGTATGCTTTACCTTAGCTATACGATTGCCCTTATCCCATGATGCCATGCCATTATCGCACCATACTCTAAGGATTTCGATTTGAATGATAGTAGCAAGGGAGCCGTCAAAGCTTGTTCTTGCGGTCACTCTAATCTCTAGCACATCACCTTTCTTTCTATCGCCCTTGCTTGGTACTTCAATAGTCATGTCCATCTTACCGCTAATGAAAAGCTGACGCCCTTGATGAGTAAAGCCTGCGGTATCATACTCGAAACCTAACTCTTCTTTTAAAGCATCTAGAAAGGCAAATGCTTCAGTAGGTTGGAGTAAGTCATAAGTAGATGAAACGATAGTTAAAGGCTCACCTCTATCGTCTTTGATTAGTTTGAAACCATTGCAAACGTGATTCAGTGATTCAGTTGAATAGTCACCAACGTCTAACTTAGTAAGTACATCATTAACGTTCTCGCTATCGCTTACATCTTCAATATTGAATGATCTAGGTGATCTGTTAATGCATTCAGCTATACTTGGCGGTGTTGAATTTAAGAAGTAACTCATTTTATAATCTTTCTTTAGTGTTAATAATAGTAATGTGAAACCATAGATTCGCATACATAGATAGTTATGTCAAATCTTTTTTTAATTAGTTTAATATTAGTTTAATTAGATAGTTTTGCCTTTGTTCTATATAGATTGTTTTACCTAGTATGATACTCTAATCAAATAAGGGCTTAGAAAGGGCTTGCTTAGTCGATACGATACAAGGCTCATGTCTTACCTTGAAAAGGATTTGATAATGTTCTAATCAAAGCAATTCAATAATGTTCTAATTAGTTTGTTTGTATATCTTTCTTGTTCTCTATCTTTCTATCTATCTATTTTATTTATTACCTATTTATTTCTTTCTTATTTTGTTCTATTTACTTTATTATTGATTTCTATTTAAACACAAAAAAAACCTTCTATTGCTAGAAGGAAAGAATGATTTCTTTTTTATTGATTAACTACTAATTTACTAAAACGTTTTCGCCTTGAATTCTCATTGAAAGAATGTTTTCAAGTTTAATGTCACGTAAGATAATCTTTTTGGTTAATTCGTCTTGTGTTGAACTTTCGCTCTTTTTTGGCAAGAATTCTTCGATTGCACTTTTTTCAATTGGCGCGCCATTTTCTAAGAAGTAATTAACTTCAAAGGTTTTTTCAACTTTGCACTCTAGGTAATGATTTCCTTTATGCTCTACTAAAGAAGAATTTTCTAAGCGCTTGCCCCAACGTCTCGCTTGAACTTGAAAGTCAATATTCTTGTTCTCACGTTTTGCTTGATTGTCTAAAGAATTTGAATAATGAAATCCAATGTTTGCCAATAATCTAGTTTTCTTTAAGACTTTACCATAAGGATTATTCGTTTTCTTTAATCTTGCATCTGTCAAGATAGTTAATCCTATCAGAGAATGTCCAATGTAATTTTGAAAGAACGTTAATAATGTTTGAGTTAATGCTGTTGTAGTTTTTATCATAAGTACATTATCGCATAGCAATTCCATTACGTCAAATAAAAAGAAAGTTTTTTTTCAAGGTAATAAAAAAGATATAAGAATACCACAAAATAGAATAATTAAAATCATTTGTTTTCCTTTCTTTTTGGTATCGATTCAATTGCTTGTTTTCTTGTATAATTAAAACGTTTCATAATGTACTGAATCATTTGTTCGCCTTCTAATTGTTTTGTTTGTTCACTCATTACCTTTTAATTAGATTGTTTTATCATAAAAGCAAATATCATTCTTTCTTGCCAATGATTAAAATAATGTGTCTTTATTACTTTTCCTTTTTCTGTTATCTCTAATATGTATTTGTTATTTATATCTTTCATTTTTATTTTTCGCTTGTTATTTTATTCTATTTAAAAAAGATCCTGTTTGTATTTGACGGAAAACAGGTAAAAACGTTTTTATTCTATTTAATTACTCTCTAATACCGTCAAAAGAAGATAATACGTGCCAATCGTACAAGTCAAGCACTTTAGCGCCGTTGTAATATTGTTCATGATCTTTTTGGTATACATCGACATTTAAAATTCCTCTTAAACGTTCTCTTGTTGTAGAAGATCCCCAACCCGCAAAGGTAAAAAGAATTACACCACTTGGATCTCTTTTAATTATCTCATTGTTACGATAAAAAACTGATGTGCCATCAGTGAAATCATGATTAATCTTTTTTGTTTTCCGTGCAAAGAATGCTTCTTTAATTTTTTCTGTTACTTTATTCATTTTATTTTTTTCTCCTTTTAGTTGTTTGAATTTAATCTAATATTACGTCCATTTAATCGATTGTCAAATTCTTTTTCAGTAATAAAAAGATCTTCATTAAAGCAATAATAACAATGAGATCTTTCCACTATGTTATAAATGTATATGTACCATCGCCCGCTAATTTCAGAGGGGATCTCATTGCCACCGCAAGCTATTCTGTAAGGATGTTGCCATCCGCTTTTCCAATCGTAAGGACATTGTATTGTTTTAATCATGTAAACAGATTGCCACAGATAAGATGCCACGTCAAACTTTTTTTAATCTTTTTTAAAATTAAAAAAAAAGAGATCCTGGGCTTTTCCTAGGATCTCTTAATTGTTTTAATTAGATTGTTTTAATTTCTTTTTTGTGGTCTCCCATTGATCTTAAAAATTAAGTCTAAACAATCTGTAATATTAATTTGTTTTATTTCATTATTCATTATTATTTTATTTATTTCGGTTTTATTTACTTTTATTTACTGAGAAAAATTTAGCTTTTATTTAGGGAAAAGCTTAAAACCTTCTATTTAATTAATCCTTACAACAATCTTTATGACGTTCCGAGTCTTCTTTGTCATTAATATAATATCCTTCTTTGCAAGACGAACACCATTTACGCAACAGATATTCATCCCATACTAAAGGTTTTTCTTCGGGCTTTTCGTTTTCTTCCATACAAACAGACTACTCTAATTAATTTAATTTGTCAAATTTTATTTTAATTAATCTGTCAATAGTGTTTTAAATTTTTCTATGAAATGCCTTGATGCAATCGCTTCATCTCCACTGATCTTTCCCTCGCTCCACATATCTGTAACTTCATCATCTAATTCTTTTGCTACTTTTTTGATTTTTTCTTTTAATTGTTCCTTCATATTATTTCCTTCTATTTAATTTATTTTTCGCTTGTTATTTAATATATAAAAAAATGACTTTTATTAAGGGAAAAGTCTAAAACCTTTTAATCAATTAAATGATTTGCCCGCCATTCTTATAAAAGTTTAACTCGAATTGGTCTAAAACCTTTTCTTTGTTTCCTTTGTATCCGAATAGCTTTTTAACTTGTGAGTAACAAGATGGCGCTTTATTGGTTAATCTCATTCCGTTACCTTTGGCTTCTAACCTTAATCCAATTAGAAGATGTTTCATTTTGTAGGCTTGGATGCTTTCTTTGGTGTCTAATATAATCATAAGTATAGAGTAGTCTATATAATTCTAAATGTCGAATCTTTTTTTAAGTTTTTTCTATTGTATTTCTTTTTGTCTTTATGTGGACGTGACTTAGTAAATAAAATCTTTAATCTTATCTTAATTACTTTATTCTTTTTCTTTTTCTTGCTCATTTAAGATCAATTCCTGTTTCTTTTCTTGCCCAAGACATAATTGGCTTGATTGCCTTATCTCCAAAATGGCAGTAATAAGACTGATCTGCTTTAGAATGAGAAACAATATCTTTTCCATTCCGTTTATGAATGATAAAACCAAGTTTACGCATTCGTTTCATTAATTTTTTTAATCCACTGCTTGTATGATTCATATTTATACTTTCTTATATTTTTTAGTTTTTGTCAAATTATTTTACCAAATTCTGTTTATGTATTTTGTGGCTTGCTTGTCATGCCCAAGTGTTACCTTTGAATTTAAGAAGGTTACAACCTTATTAATTTTCGTTCTTGCTTCGTTCTTGTCTTCGGCAATTACTTCAATTATGTTAGTAGTCGATACCGAGTCAATAAATGAATTAGTATTTGTATTCCACAAGGGAATTTTACTATCATCATTTGAAAAGATGTGAACGTTACCTGTAAAACTTTTAAAACTATTCTTATTCTTTATCATGTATACATATAACCATATAATTTAAACGATTGCAAATAAAAAATTAAAAAAGATTATTGGCATTGATATCGATATCAATAAACTAATTAAAACATTCATTTGATTAATTTGGTAATTGGCACGTTATTAAAAAGGCTAAGAAGAAAACTCCTATTAATATCATATTCTTTATATATTTCTTTCTATTTATTTTGTTTACGTTTATTTTTTGATCTATTTAAAACAATAGCAAAAGACTTGGCTCTAATGAGCCAAGTATGCTATAGGTTTTTTGAAGTCTTTGATAAAACAATTGTTGCAATTGTTTCCTGCGCAAGTGTGATCGTCTTTGTTTGACGTTGCAGGACAAACTGAATGCCCATCTTCGATTGCCTTTTTGGCGCAACTATATACTGACGTTCCTGCATCCAATCCTGCTATACTTGGCGCTTTTTCATCGATATATAAAGCGCTTGGTTTAATTACAACGTTTGGCAAGCTTGCTAAATCTTTAAGCGCATCCATTTGGCTTTCTCTAATATACTCACGTGTTGGAAACCAAAATTTAATTTGAGGAAAATTTTCGCAAACTCTTTTCCATGCATTAATATACTTTACTGAAAACAAATCTCCTGAATCGTGGACTCTAAAAAGACTTGTATCAATATTCTTTAATTTTTTCGCAACACCATTTTTGAAATACTTTTTTTCGATTTGCTTGGTTAATTCGTTGACGAACGTGTCGCCATTATCTTTTCTCAATGAATCGACAACAAAGTCGGCACGACCTTGCAAACTAGCTTTAACGTTTGAAAAAGTATAAAAACCTTTACAAGCATAGCAACTTGAACAAATTAATTTGTCGAGTTTTTCTTTTACTTTAAATAAAAGTTTTGCGGCAGGACAATACTTTAATGCAGGAATGTTAAAACCTACACAAGGCATCTTAGATGGGTTGGATAATAAGTTAATCATGTAAACAATATTCCATAGGTTTTCTTTAAAGTCAAATAAAAAGATAAAAAAAAATCCAACTTGTATCTAAACAAATTGGATTAAAAACTTTAATAGTTTTAAGGTTTTAAATTAAACAATACATTGCTCTTCAATTAAGACTTGCCAAAAAGGTTTTACTTCTTTTAATTCTTCCTTTTTATACCAAGCAAA